GAGTTTGAAGCAGCATGGGAAGAAGATTCATACTGTGGTGTAGAAGAAAAGGGTTGGTCGAATGACGATACCGAATATTACTACTATGGACCATTGGAACTTACCAATGAAACTACCGGTGAAGTGTTCCAAGGCGAACCTGATGAAAATATCAGTGTAAGCGGTGTGCCACATGCTACTAATACCAATAATCCCGTTGATTTCCCACAGCAAGTATCAGAGTTTGTTGAAAGTTATGCAGACTTTGTAGAAAATATGACTGATGAGGAATGGGAAGATTTGGGAAAGGAAGAAACTCTTGTAACTGGTTGGTACCCTGCTAATATCAACCCTGTACGTGTAGGCACTTATCAAATCCTAGAAACAGAGTTAGAAGTAAGCTGGCCGTTTGAATCTAACGTAAAAGCGGCAGGTTGGGATGGTAAAAAGTGGGACAACAAGAACGTTGTTAAATGGCGTGGCCTTTGTGAGGAAGTAAAATGAACTCAGTAGATATGATGCATAATTTAATCAATAGGGCCAAGAGCTTACAAGAGTTCGAAGTAACTACTGATGTTCCTGACGATTTTAGATTTAATGGGCTTATACCATTTGACATTCAAATTAAAGATAGTATAATTTATGCTAAGGTATATGCTGTTGATTTTGACGAAGCATGTATTAGACTTAACGAATGGCTGGAGACTTGTAAATGAACTGGGTTGATAAATGGCTGTACGGCAAAGTTCGAGACATGTGGGATAACAGACACAAGTATGAAGCAGACAAACAATATAAAGAAGAAAGGGCTTTGAAAATGGTAGGGGCACAATTAACTATAGAAAAAAGTCGAGCAGAAGGGGAAAATCGCATTAGCTTTGAACTAAGTTCAGCAGTAGGCGGTAAGATACTTAATGTACGGCATTATGATCCACGACAAGATCGCCACGAATCTCAAACTTATGTTATTCCAGCAGGAGACGACATTGGGGAGCGAGTTGCTAAGATAATTAACTTAGAGATGTTTAAGCAATGAACGAGCAACTTAAAGAAGTATTAGACATTACACAAGAAGAATGTGCAGAAGTCATCCAGGCAATCAGTAAAATTAGTCGATTTGGTTTAGATAATTATAAGCCGGGAAAGCCAAAGACTAACAGAGAGCATCTCGAAGAAGAACTCGGCGACCTGTATGCTATGATTGATATTTTACAAGAAAAAGATATTGTTTCTTGGACTAATATCGAAAAGGCTGCTGAGGCTAAAAAAGAAAAATTAAAACAATGGTCAACCATTTATGAGCAAAATTAAAATTGCAGAGCTGTTTTACAGCATTCAAGGAGAAGGGCGCTATATGGGTGTCCCTTCAGTGTTTCTACGTACTTTCGGATGCAACTTCAAATGTGCAGGATTTGGAATGCCGCGTGGAGAAGTAAGTCACGAAGCTGTTGATATTGCGGCTACGCATACCATGATCAAAGAATTCACAAAGTATGAAGACTTGCCGTTAGTTAGCACAGGGTGCGACTCATATGCATCGTGGATGCCAGAGTTTAAAGACCTTAGCCCAATGCTAACTAGCGATGCTATTGTAGATCGTATTATGGAAATCCTTCCGTTTAACGAATGGAAGTCAGAGCATCTAGTTATTACAGGTGGCGAGCCATTGCTAGGATGGCAACGTGCTTACCCAGACTTACTCAATCATCCTAAGATGGGAGGTCTGCGTGAAATTACATTTGAAACAAATGGCACTCAAGAGCTAAGTGCAGAATTTGCACAATACTTAAAAGATTGGCAATGGGATCATAATGCGTTATCAACCCGAGAAATTACATTTAGTGTAAGCGCCAAACTTCCATGTAGCGGCGAAAAGTGGGAAGATGCAATTAAACCAGAAGTTGTTAAGTCATATCAAAACATCGGTGCTAATGTATACTTGAAATTTGTTATTGCTACAGAACAAGACTTCGAGGACGCCCAATGTGCAATTGGTGCGTATCGTGATGGCGGATTTAGAGGACATGTTTATCTAATGCCAGTCGGTGGTGTAGAAAGCGTGTACGCATTGAACAATCGAAAAGTAGCAGACCTAGCAATGAAGAACGGGTTACGCTACAGTGATAGATTGCAAGTACCATTATTTAAAAATGAGTGGGGCACATAATGGAACCATTGAAGCCTCCAAAAACTATGAAGTATTACCAGTTGCTAAAACGATCTGGGTTAGGAATGTATACTGTTTCTGGTAGCAATAATGTCAACGGAATAACATTAGGGCAAGGCTTCTTTCTGTCACAGAACGATGCAGAAATGCATCGTACTATGGAAATATTAAAATTACCAGCGGGAGATAATTCGGAGTTCTATATTTTCGAACTCGAGTTGCCTAATCCGGTGTATAAGGAAACATTATGATTAAACAATTTTTTAAAAAAATTACAGGACTGCAAGCAATTGAAGACGCAAAGGCTCGGGCAGTACAAGAGCAAACAGAAGCATTAGCTAGAGCAGCCGAAGCTAAAGTTTTAGAAGAAGAAGCTGCAAAGGCCGCTGAACTTGCTAAAATGTCTCCAAAAGACCGTGCAACTGCTAAGGGCGAACCTTGGGTTGCAGTTTTGGATACACACGTTAATAAAGAAAATCCAAGAAACGGCTTTTTTGAGCTTGACTGGAATGAACATTTTGTGTTACAATTGAAACAAGCAGGATACGGTTTTGATGGCGACCCTGACGAAGAGATTGTAGATCGTTGGTTTAGAGACCTAGCAAGAACAATGCTTGCGGAGGACGGACAAGATACTACAAGAGGTGCCGGTTATATTAACGTTGTGCCAATTACACAAAACAAGTCTGAAGTTAGTTAATGCATATTTTTAAAATTAAAAGTGAATTACCTGTAACAGAGTACGCTCCTACATGGAACATTTCCATAGGCAATACTACATGGAACGACACTTCTAAAATTGATTCTATTAGAAATTGGTTAGTTACTAACGAAACTAGAATTAAAGAAAACTATCCAATTTCCGATATTGGTGATACTGGGCTTGGACCGAATAGCATCTCTAGCAGAATTGGAATGTATAACTTATTTGATTTTAGTGACGAGTTGCCAGAACTAAAAGATTTATTGCAATTTTTACAGTACTCATATATTGATTTTGTAAATGTTGAACATACTAACAAATACGACTTAGAATTAGTATCCTGGGTTAATATTCTTAGAGACGGTGAAAATATTAGAGAACATATACATTCTGCAAGTAACTTCAGTTACCTAAGTGCAAACATTCATTTAGATAACTATCCAACTAGCACCATCTATAGAAGTCCGTTTGAGAAATTTAACGACTTTCCGTTTGATAACGTTAAAGGCGGGCTTACTATATTTCCTAGCTACGTGCCACATACTACTACCGAGTATTTAAATACCGGTGTCCCTAGGGTAAGTATTGCATTTGATCTACGATTGCCTAACACTATGCCAGCAGACAAGCCTCGACAAGAGTTTATGAATAGAGAAATTTTCAAACAACTAACATCTGAAAGATAATATGACATACATTTTAGTAGATACTGCTAATACATTTTTTCGTGCAAGACACGTAGTTCGTGGCGATGCCGATATCAAACTCGGCATGGCTCTCCACATTACTTTTAACAGTGTTAAGAAAGCATGGCAAGACTTTGGGGGATCTCACGTAGTCTTCTGTCTCGAAGGTCGTAGCTGGCGTAAGGACTTTTACAAACCGTACAAAGCTAATCGACAAGAGACTCGTGATGCAATGACTGCTAAAGAACAAGAAGAAGACAAACTTTTCTGGGAAACGTTTGATGCTTTTAAAGATTTTATTACAGAGAAGTCTAATTGTACAGTTCTACAGCATAAGCAATTAGAAGCAGACGATTTGATTGCAGGATTCATCCAAGCTCACCCAAATGACGATCATGTGATTATCTCGACAGACAGCGATTTCCACCAGCTGATTGCGCCAAATGTAAAACAATATAACGGCGTAGCTGAGACACTTACTACACACGAAGGTATCTTTGATAAGAAAGGTAAACGTGTTAAGGACAAGAAAACTAATGAAGAAGTGCCTGCTCCTAATCCTCAATGGATCTTATTTGAGAAATGTATGCGTGGCGATTCTAGCGATAACGTGTTTAGTGCATATCCGGGTGTGCGAGTTAAAGGCACTAAGAATAAAACTGGCTTGCTAGAAGCGTTTGAAGATAAGGGCAAGAAGGGATGGGCGTGGAACAATCTCATGCTTCAACGCTGGGTAGACCATCAAGGTGAAGAACACAAAGTCCTAGACGACTACAATCGAAATGTAACACTAGTTGATCTTACTGCACAGCCAGATGACATTAAGCAACTTATTACAGAAACTATTGCAACGGGCACTGTTCCTAAAAACATATCATCCGTTGGTATTAGATTAATGAAGTTTTGTCAGCTATATGATATGAAACGGATGCTAGATAGCGTAGAATCATTTGCGCCAGCATTTCAAGCAAAGTACCCAACACAGGACAAATCTTAATATGAATTTAAAAGCAAAGCCCATCGTTGATGGCAAATTCTGGATTGTAGAAGACGACGGAGAAAAAGTCGGAATCTTACATAAAAAAGAAAACAACAAATTTATGTTAAGCTCAAAAGACGGAGAAGCATATTTCTCAAAGAAAGACGAGCTAACGAAAAGATTTGGAAAAGACTTCTTCATTGTAAATAGCAAAGTAAAAATTACACACGAAGAAGTTCGAGACGTATATGACTATCCTACTAGCTGTCGTCCATATAATCCGTTGTTTAATGTGCAACGTAAACTTCCATTGTTTACAAAATCAAGTGCTAGCAAGAGCTTATACTGTGCAGGGTATTACACAATTAAATTCGATAAGGGTTGGGTCAAAAGTTTTTGTCCTAAACTAATTACTATCGAAAGGTATCCATATAAAGGTCCTTTTAAAAGCGAATTAGAAATGAAACAGGTAATGACTAATGCCAAATCCGATTAATACTATTCCTATTCAACAGTTTATACAACAAGTCAAAGCGGCCGACTTATCTCAGCAACGAGAAATTAAATTAGATATCAAAACTGCTAAGGCGTTGGCTTATTGCCTAGGTGAAGTAAGTGCAAAACTTTTAGAAGACTACGATCTAGTATTTCGTAGATTAGAAGCAAGTTCAGGCGGAAGCATTACAGTACAGATGGACGGTGGTGGGTTCGGCCCTAAATGATGATAAATATATGCGTACATAATAGGACGCATATAGCATGTCAAGACCGAAACCCAAAGTACTTTTAGACTACATCAACAAAAAAAATTACAAAAGCGAACAAATTCTAGAAGCAGAAGCAATTTGGGCTGTCTTCTATAGAAACGAGCCTTTTAACCTAAAATCATCTAGTAGCATTACTAGCTATCCCGGACCGAAATACAAAAAAGTATCTTTTAGCAACCCTGGTCACGCACACAATCTAGCTAAAAAGTTGAACCAGATGTTTAACTGTGAAGATTTCCAGGTTGTTAAACTTACCTCTGGAGAGATTATTAAATGATCTCAAAAGAGACTTTCACTAAGATTTTCCTACAACAAAAGGAAAAAAGTGCGGACCCTGCTAACGTTAAGCATCACATGTATAAATGGTGGCAAAGTCATAGAAACAAAGAAGAAGGCGGTCTACGTTTGAGCGACGAAGGACTAGACTTTTTGATAAACGAATTGAACTTGCGCAGTTTCGAGGTGCCGTTTACTGAGCCAATTGATCTAAGTCCTCAAACTATTATATTCTTTGATAGATCTATGGACTTCCCATACTATCTCACAAATCAAAGTATTACTGTATTTTCGGAAAGAAAGTCATTTGAGCTATACATGTTTTCGGACGATATCCGAAAATATGGCCTAGTAAAAGCAATGAACAACCAAAATAAAGATAGCCAAAACGACGAAAACTCCTAAAAAATCAGTTGACTGTGTGACGCTTTGCATGTATAATAGATACATAGACAGTTACACTACAACGCTTTTTTAACCAGGAGTATATATGAGCGAGATCCTTTCACGTACAGTTGGCCCTAAAGCCGCTAAGAAATCCCTTCGTCGTGCTTTTAAAGCCAATCGTCCGTTGTTCCTTTGGGGTCCTCCAGGCATCGGTAAGTCAGACATTGTTAAGCAAATGGGCGTTGAGCTCGAAGCCCATGTTATTGATATTCGTTTGTCACTGTGGGAGCCCACTGACATTAAAGGTATTCCTTTCTTCGACTCAAATAACAACAAGATGTCTTGGGCACCTCCTATCGAATTGCCCGATGCAGAAATGGCTGCAAAACATAAACAAATCATCTTGTTCTTGGATGAAATGAACTCTGCCGCTCCTAGTGTGCAAGCGGCAGCTTATCAATTGGTTTTGAACCGACGTGTTGGTACTTATCACTTGCCTGATAACGTTTTGATTGTTGCCGCAGGTAACCGTGAAACTGACAAAGGTGTTACTTATCGTATGCCTGCTCCGTTGGCTAACCGTTTCGTTCACTTGGAAATGCGTGTTGACTGGGACGACTATTTTGGCTGGGCTACTGAAAACAAGATCCACAAAGACGTGGTCGGCTTCTTAACTTTCTCTAAGAAAGACTTGTATGACTTTGATCCTAAGTCAGCATCACGTGCCTTTGCAACGCCACGTTCTTGGGCATTCGTAAGCGAATTGCTGTTTGATGACGACGAAGATACTGACACATTAACTGATTTGATTTCAGGTGCAGTTGGAGAAGGTCTTGCTGTTAAATTTATGGCTCATCGTAAAATTAGCTCAAAGTTGCCTGATCCTTCAGACATCTTGTCTGGCAAAGTTAAGAAAATGGACACTAAGGAAATTAGTGCTATGTACTCTTTGACTGTGTCATTGTGCTACGAATTGAAAGATGCTAGCGATAAAAACGACAAGAAGTTTAACGAAAAAGTCAACTTCTTCTTCCAGTTCATGATGGATAATTTTGAAACTGAATTGGTTGTTATGGGTACCAAACTTGCATTGACTCAATATCAATTGCCGTTGGATCCAGATGAAATTACTTGCTTTGATAACTTCCATGCCAAATATGGTAAGTACATTGCAGCCGCTACCGAAAAGCGTTAATTTATAACCAAACCCAATTGACACCTCCTTCGGGAGGTGTTATAATATATACATACAGTAAATATTAGGAGCAAAAACATGAGTTATTTAGACCCTATTGTAGATAAAATTGTCGTTGCACGAGTTGGCTTGCTACTGCGTCATCCCTTCTTCGGCAACATGGCTACACGCCTTAAAATCGAAGATGCTACAGAATGGTGTGCTACTGCCGCAACGGACGGTCGCCATCTGTATTACAATCGAGACTTTTTTAAAGACTTAACTACTAAGCAGGTTGAGTTCGTTGTTGCGCACGAAATTCTGCATAATGTGTTTGAGCACATGATGCGTGTCGAGGGTCGAGACCGCAAGATATGGAATATTGCCGCAGACTATTCAGTTAACGGTACTTTGACTCGAGACCGAATCGGCGAAGCTCCCCCTAAGATTAAAATCTTCCACGACACTAAGCACTACGGTAAAAGCTCAGAACAGATCTATGACGAGATCTTTGAAAAGTACGACAACGATGAACTTGACCAGCTCGGTCAATTGCTCGATGATCATATTGACTGGGAAAAAGAAGGCAAGGACGGCAAGCCGCAATATAGTAAAGAAGAACTAAAACAGATTCGAGACGAGATCAAAGAAGCTATGATGTCGGCTGCTCAGGCTGCTGGTGCAGGTAATGTACCTGCAGAAATTGGTCGAATGATCAAAGAGCTTACTGAGCCTAAGATGAATTGGCGTGAAATTCTGCGTCAGCAAATTCAAAGCACAATTAAAAACGATTATACATTTATGCGTCCTAACCGCAAGGCGTGGCACATGAGTGCAATCTTGCCAGGTACTAACTACGATGAGACCATTGACATTTGCATTGCAATTGACATGAGTGGCTCAATTGGCGACCAACAGGCTAAAGATTTTATTAGTGAAATCAAAGGCATCATGGACGAGTACAAAGAATACAAGATCAAATTGTGGTGCTTTGATACTAAGGTTTATAACGAACAAGACTTTGACGGATACGGTCAAGACATCATGGAATATGAAGTCAAGGGCGGTGGCGGCACTGAGTTTGATGCTAACTGGGACTACATGAAGAAGCATGATATTAACCCTAAGAAGTTCATCATGTTCACAGACGGGTATCCTTGGGGTAGCTGGGGCGACGAAAACTACTGCGATACAGTATTCATCATCCACGGCAACAACACTATTGTTCCACCGTTTGGTGCTCACGCATACTATGAATTTAAGGATTGATGGAGATGCGTTTAGTGCGGGTCAAATTAAAAGTAAAATTTGGGCCGCACAAGAGTTAGAAAAAGTAGTGGCTCAGCTAAAGGTTGAGCCACTACGTATAACTATTCTAGGCGGCTGGTATGCTCTGCTACATTTTATTTTGCAGTCAAGGAACAATGTAAAAATAGAATATTGTAGATCTTACGACATTGACGCAAGTGCGTGTGTTAGTGCAAATATAATCAATAATGCTTGGGAAATAGATAATTGGCAATTTAGGTCATTTCCAAAAGATGCAAACTTATGCACCTACGACGACTCTACTAATTTAGTAATCAATACCTCAACTGAGCATTTCGATAGCAGTATGTGGTTTGATAAAATTCCAGCTGGAACATTATGTTTGTTTCAAGGTAACGATCTAGTAATTGATGATCATGTAACTCGACCTAACAACTTAGACCATTTTAGATCGCTATGGCCTCTAACTACAGAACTATTCGCAGGCAGCAAATTCTTCGAGTTTGACGATGCACCGTACACTAGATACATGATAATCGGAATAAAATAAATGGCACTAAAAAACGGAAAGCCTAACGCATTAAATGCCCTTGATTTGCGAAAAGTATCATTTCCTGCAAATCACTTTCACTATACTCTATTATCAAAGTATACCCCAAATTACCATAAACTAGTAGATCAATGGATTTATTCAAATCTCAATAGTCGATACTATGTAGGACAAGCTGTTGATCTAGTTGACAACACTATCGTCTACGTTACTAAAGTAGGTTTCGAACAGGAAAAAGAACTTAGCTTCTTCAAACTTGCCTGTCCACATCTAACCTAATTGATAATTAATAAGCATATATAATTTATATAAGGAGGTCTTATGACTGAAGAAACAACCGCGAAACCTGCGGCACCAGAAGCTGTACCGCAAGAATCCACTGATCTATCTATTAGTGATCTTGGTGCGATGAAAACCATTATCGACATTGCTAGTTCGAGGGGTGCATTTAAACCCAATGAAATGATTGCCGTTGGACAAACATATAACAAATTATCTACATTTTTAGAAACTGTAGCAAAAACATCTAAGCAGGGAGCTTAATATGCAATCCTTAAAACACGTAGGAAGAATCCGAGCTACTGGTCGTAGATGTATGGTAGTGTTTAGAACACTTCCAGGAGATGCATTTAGCTGCCTTGTTATTCAAACAGAAAGTCTTACTCCAGACTATCATGACCAACTAGTTAGCTTGGTTGAATCAAGTGCGGCACAACTTGCAAATGAGTTTAGTGAGGTTCTTGCTCGCGCTCTTTTCTCAGACGGTAGTACTATGTTACCAGCGTTACATGTAAAAGGTCTTCTAGCTAAGTTCCCAACTGATGCAATTGAAATGATTCCTAATAATCAAAGTACTATTTTGTTATCAGAACTTAATCAAGTTATTGCGCAACAAGCAGGTGTTAGTGTTCAAGATCTTGCTATCAAGGCTAATAGCGCACAAAACGTCGAGATTCAAGAGCTTGCAAAAGTTCAAGATATCAGTCCACAAACTGGGAATACTGACCCAGTAATGGATCAAGGTAGAACTACAAGTGCATCTGTTAACGAAACAAATGCTCCTCTATCTGACATTGATCTAGCTAAGAAATTCCGCAGTGATGCAGATCGTCTAAGCAAAGAAGCGGCAGAGCTACGTAGACAAGCCGAAGCTCTTGCACCAACAAAGAAAAAAGTTGCAGTTAAAGAGTGATCAAAGGAAAGGTATTTCCCAAGGACGTAATCGATCATTGGCCTGAAGTATTTGGGGAGATTACATTAAATGTAGTCCCCTTAAAATACTTAGACTCGATTACTGTCACTTTTAAAAATACAAAAATTTGGGAAATTAAATTAAGCTCTTCACAGGCGCAAGATAATTGGGATTCATTTGAACAGAATCTCAAAGAAATGCTCGCCTCTTACGAGAGCGAGATCGAAAACGTAGATTTTAAACTCGACACTGAACGAGTTAAAAATGATATGATTAAACACACTAACCGATTTTTAAAAAAGCGTAAACTAAAATGAATGTACGTCTACTCAGCTACTCACAACCAACAAAAGAATTTGCAGATTTGGGCATCGATGATGCACAGGAACTCATTGCGTATTGTGCCCGTGTGTCCAATCCAAGCAACCAACTTAACACAGAAACAAGTGAAAAGCTCATCAGATATCTTGTTAAACACGCTCACTGGAGCCCACTTGAAATGGTCTCAGCTTGCGTTGAAATCGAAACAACAAGGGATATTGCTAGACAAATTCTGCGACACAGAAGCTTTGCCTTCCAAGAGTTCAGTCAACGATACGCTGATCCAACGAAGGATCTCAGCTTTGTATTGCGAGAAGCCCGACTCCAAGATACGAAGAATAGACAGAACAGCGTAGAAACAGATGATGCTGCGTTAACTGAAGAATGGAATCGCAGGCAACAAGAAGTAATTGACCTAGTTAAGAAAAACTACGAATGGGCTATTGGTGCAGGTATTGCAAAAGAACAAGCTCGTGCTATCCTTCCTGAAGGTAACACAGTTAGTCGTTTATATATGAATGGTACACTACGTTCGTGGATTCACTTCATTGAATTGCGAAGTGCAAATGGTACGCAAAAGGAGCATCAGATTGTTGCCTTAGCATGTGCCAAAGCAATTGCTGCTATTTTTCCAATGGCAGATTCTATTAGTAATCCTTAAACTGCTCCGGTGGATGCATCCTAATATGATGCTCAAACTCTAATGCTAGCCACTGATAATCGTTTATCTTGGCTAGCATTTGTTTATTGTCCTTATAAGTTTCACCGAACCATTTTCCTGCACTAGCTCCGCCTTTTACATATTCTCCAAGTGGGCGGTGACCTCCCTTAGTGATCCAAGCATTTAGTGTTTCTTCTTGATTCTGTCGAGCAATAGTACCGGATGCTAATTTTGCACATTCTCTAAATGCACTCCTCCATGCAAGCATAGGACTTGTTGCTGAATTGTTAATGTTTGATATTTCATCCATTACTTTTATTTTTGCACCTATACTAGTAGTTACATCAACTGCTGTGCTAGCATTAGCATTTAAAATTAAGTGCTTCGGAATTAACTTAACGCCGCCGATTCCGTACTCTAATCCGTTTATCGGATTTAAACTTTTCCAAATGTGGATTACATCGAAGTCCCATTCTGGAACTGCATAATTAAAATCAAATGCATCAATTACTGTAGCATCTGCATCTACTACCCAAAAGAAATCAGATGTAGACAGTTTTGCGGCTGTTAAGTGTGCGGCAAATATTCCCTTAACTCTAGATACATGTTTAACATCTGGTCTTTTTTCTTTTACTAAACGTAAATTCTTTTCATAATTGTTTTCATCAAACGAGATAAAAAATACATCGTACCACTGGCGGTATATTTTAGCAGGAACTATTTTTTTGTTTACAAAATCTATGTTGCTAGTGTCTAATGATATACCCTTAGGTACCAAATATATACTTGCACTACTTGACATAAACTCATACACATATTGCAGTTCCCACAATGTTAAATCAAAATTTAAATAATGTTCCCACCCGTATAACTCAATATCAATATACCAAACAAAGTTTGTTGTATTTTCGTGTAATGTCGATTTAACAAGATCTACAATATTAGTTGTTATTCTTTTAAATTTAGCAAAGGGATACTTCTCTGCCAATAAGTTAATTTTCTCTTTGGATGCAGGAGTATTGTGGGTGTAATAAAATACAATGTCTTTCATATTATTCTTTGTCTAAAAAACCGTTGCCAGCCCTGTATTGTTGTAAGTGTACTGCTTTGAAAAATTTACTAGCAGATGCATCTAAATCTGCAACTTCTAGATCGAGTGCGTTTTTTAATTCTTTTCCTAACCATTGAGTTCGGTAGGTAAGGTCTGTTGCAGGACCGTATCCTTGCTTCTCCCAGTAACTGCCTAACCATTCAAAATCTCGAACATTGACATAATCCCAATCTGTGCAATTAGTCATGTAACAACCTTCTCTAGCACCCATCATGGCCCAATCTCCGTTAGTAACATCTGCGCCGACATTAAGCCATACTAGTAACCTCTGTAAATTTTTCCAGTGGATTTCTTTTTTAAATTCTTTGTTAGCTGTTCGTACTCCGCGGTCTAAGCTCATCTTAACACCTTCTCGGAATCCTGCACGCCATGCTTGAAAGGGACTTGCATTATTATATACATCGCTGTAACAACTATTCATCTGAATGTATTCTGCATCCCAGCAAAAATCAACTTGAGCATTAGGATCATCGGCAGGTGCATTTTCGTGCGTTTTCATGTTAAGCACATATTCTTTTGGCCATAATTTTAATCCGCCATTACCATACATAAGCCCGTTAACTACATTATAACCTGCCCAAGAGATGACGCACTTTGACAAATCCTTGTGTTCGTCGAAGTTAACTTCTTGATTTAAAAAATCTTCTCTTACAATATTATCACCGTCTACTGTAACAAAACGGTCAGTGTCACTTAAATTTGCACATGCTTTGTGTGCAGCGTCACTGCCTTTTACACCATGAACACGTTTTGCCCACGGTACCTTTGCTAACAAATCTGCATAATTTTTTTCTGCATTTGGCTCATCATAACTAAGGTATATAATGTCGTAGTCTAAAATTTTAACTGTTTGTGTCATATAATACTCGATAATCAGTAGTTTCAAAGAACTTTTTTACAAATACTGTGATATTTGAAGCATCGGTCTCTTTTGGAGATTCGTGAGATACATATACTTGCTCGTTATCCAATAACTCTTGCAAGGGTAATTTAATAGTTCTAAATAAAAAATTACGATTATCTCTGTCAACAACAAAAACTTCAAAAGACGTACTAAGATTGTGCTGTCTTAATATAGCTTTTTGAGCTGTGTGTAATTTAAAACCCCATTGTTTTAGGGCAGGGTAATTTGAAATAGTAAACATACTGTTGCTGTCAGTATCTACAACTTCGTCTATCAATGATATTCCAGCATCGATGTCATTAATAGGAATAATCTTAGGTGTTGTTTGATCTATAAAAATAATTTTATATTTTGTTAGTCGGCGTTTGCCTAATAAAAAATCTCGAACTATACTGTACTCAAGTTCTACTGAGTTAGTATAATGTGGAAGATCTTCGTTACTAATTGCTAACAATAAACCAGTGTCATTGGCAAAATATACTCTGTACATTACAGGCATATTACTAGTTGCTCGAGCTTGTTCTATTAAGTCGAGTGGGATAATGTCTTCGTCTGGATTATACATTTAAGTTTCCAATAATTGCATCTGTGAGAAACCCTTCTTCAACATAATGTAATACGCCACGTTGTCTAAAATTATTTAGATACAATTCTTTGTCTCTATTAAAAGTAACAGCTAGGTGTCGTAGGCAAGATTCAGGTACAGGATCCCACTCCTGTAATGCGGGTTTCATATGAACAAATGTAAACGGAGAATTTTGATTTACAATAGTATCATCAATGCCTAGTATTTTTGCAGCGATCGATACTGTTACGTCCATGCTAAAAAACTTTTGCATTTGTTTAGGTGCATTATCGTAATAGATTCGTTGCCAGTTATACGTAATAAACTCAACTAATCTAAAAAATTCTAATGCAGCCTCTGATTTCCTAAAATAAAACATTCCACAATATAAATTAGGAAGATCGTTCTCTACAAATGTTTTTCTATAAGTAGTATCTTCTACTGTGCGATATTTGTAATCTAAAACGTGTGATGTAAAAAATAGATCTCTACCGTTTACATATTTCCATATAGACTCTATATTGTCAAGTACTAGCATATCAGTATCAAGGACGATTGTTTCTTCGTACGGTGATGCATGATACAGTTTCCATCGATTCTCAACTTTCCACTCGCTATCAGTAGCTGCATCACCAAACGGAATAGGAATAATTTTGTCAAATGCTGACTTATACTTGTCAGGAATTATATCGTTTGTTACGATACTAATATTATTAATAGTCGGTTGCGTTGATTTGATACTCAACGCCAATGCATATGCCTGTCTCACATAATCTACAGTACTGTTCTGAGCAATTACTAAAAACCCTCGTGTCATACTGTTTCCTTATCTAAGAAACGTACTAGACTATATTTGTTCATTACATGCATATCTAAATCAGTAGTCTTTGTAGCAACATACTCACCTGAGTAGTTTTTCTTTTCTACTAAAAATTGCATACTAGTGTCTTTCATATCTATCAATATGTCTCTGTCAAGAGTGTAGCACATTTTTCCAGGAAGGGTGTTTATAAACCCATCGCCCATCATGTGAATTGCAATACTAAATGCAAAATCATTTCTAAAAACAGTCGAGTCGATATTGTAAATTGCTCTATAATAACTCCAGTTATTTTTAATATGTTTTACAATAACAAAGAAAGATTCGTTACTTATTGTTTTTTTAAAATAAAAAGCAGTTGCCCAATAAAAAGGAATTGCATATTGATTTAAGTAAGTAAAACTGCTAGTGTCGCGCCATTGAGCTAGATCAAAACTTTCTTTGTAAATTAAAAAATCACTAGAGCTGTTCCATATCTTAGATAAGTTACTACTGTTAACAATATAGTCACTGTCTATTACTAAGGTTTCGTCGTACGGTGTTAAATCGTAACAATCGGATCTGTTTAAATTTTTCCATGTTAATATCTTTGAAGACATTGTACCGTCATGGAACTGTTTTGTCTGTTCAGTATTTGACCAAGTAGTAATTATTTGATCAAATACGTCAACAGCACGTGGCTGACTTGCTAGTAACCAATCTTTGCTATCAGTTACTAAGCTAACTGGAACATTTAAATGACGTTTTACTTGCTCGGCTGCAAATAATGAGATTCGTGCGTAGTCAATCTCATTATTATTCTGAGCAAATATTAACACACCTTTGCTCATAAATCAACTAAGTCCAATACTCTACGTTTAGATTTTATTTCACCATATTTTGCTAAGTACCCGTTTGTTGCTTCATGGTACACTACTAGTATGTTATCTAAGAACAATTTTAAATCTACAACTTTTAACGGTATATTATTGTCATCAAGGATGACAGACTCAGTGTTTCCAAGGTCGTGGAGTGTTTTTACAAAATTAATTAAGTCACGAGTGACGGTAAAACTCGAACCTTGGAAGTAAAATACAAGAGATTGGTTATATTCTTCTAGTGCAGTCTTTCTAAGATTGCTTAGGGTAGCCATGTAATTGGCTGTTTGAAATGCTTTTTCTAATCGTTCGTCCACATAGACCTCCAGAGCTATTACTATACATTATAGTAGTTAGCTTGTCAAGAGGTTTAGGGGGAGCCGTCCTGATTAGGTACTAGCTGTTGGGGATAATACTGAAACGTTTGAACCAGACGGGCGATATTGTCCAATTACCGTGTTTAGTGTTGGCTGTACAGATTCGTCAAAGTTTGGATCGCCTGCATCATTATCTTGATACTGTATTGTGAAAATTACTTGTGTGCTATCGCTACTCTTTCTAGCATATAGATAATATCTATTTTCTGCATAAGAACCCGACGGTGCTAGCTTCTGGCCGATTAATTGATTCGTTGTTGTCAAATCTGTCCAACCTATTGATGATCCAGAAGCAGATGTACCAGAGTATGTTGTGTCATCGAACGCTAACATGAACTCTCCCATTTGCTGGAACATTGCATCCCACGTATTGTTTTTACTTGTTCCAGTGGTAATGTTAGCGCCCACTCTAAGTTTGCCGCCTGCGTTGAAGAAATATCGCAAGTTAGCAGCAGCACCGCTACCTCCTGCTGCACCAGTAACAGTAACTACATGTTCAAGGGTTTGAGCTTGTGATGTGCCGCCCCATGATGAAGTTTGTGGAACTGTTAACAATGTTTCTGTCGAATACTGACCACCTACGTTATCAGTATCTATTGTAAGTTTATTAGTGTTGATTGTAGCTGCAAAGGTTGCAAACTGCGAACGCAGTACTTCTGTAATTGAAGCACCGCTTACAGGAATAACTAAATTGCGCCCGTCAGTTGCAGTACTACTGCCAACTGCTGACCCAATTTGGTGTTGGCGGGCTTTTACCATATCACTTCTAAGATTAAACCATTGAAGTGCGGATATAGTTGCGCCAACAACTACATCTGATGAGGACAAAGTTTGGCCATATCCTGTTGTTCCTGTGCCTAGTACCGAATTTACAATTGCTCTAATGCTATTGTAATCTGTATTTTGAATTATTTGTCCGACGCCTGCTGTCATGTCTATTCCTTATAGCACCAATGCTTCTATAACTTTTACGCCTTCGTCATTGCTAGTTTCTAGTGCAACTGCAAAGACGCCGCTTGCATGTGGAACTGCCATCATTGCACAACCGTCGTTAGTTGCAATTAGTTCGTCGCCTTTCTTAACACGGCCAATGACTTTTACAGGTACACGACCTTTTAGAGCAATATATGTGCCGCCTTCTAAATCTTTGTTCATCATAAATGCAGGGTTAGTAGATACTACACCAATGGCACGTTTGCCCCAAGAACTAGCTGTAACTTCTGCTTCTCCGCCGATACAAACAACTGTACCAGCCTCGTAATCTTGATCTGCTAAGTATTTTTCAGCCAAGTCAGCAAATTGTGCGCTAGATGCAACACCTTGGAAAATGTTTGCGTAGATATCTCCGCTACTATTTCTTGCAGCTACAGTATTTTCAGTAGGTAGGGTAGTTGCGGCTTGATATTCATCAGCTTCTTCTACAAATAATTCTACAGATTGAGCTGCATTACTTGCTGTACCCCAGAATCTATGGTCAGTAGTAGTTACGCCGCTTGTGTTAGTACCCGAAAGTGTTAGCCCTTTCTTAATAAGACTATAGCCAACGATTGGATTTATTGAGCCTAATGTAAATTCATCTGACGACATTACATACACTGTAACATCATCTACTACTGCTTCAATAATAGCGTGAAGGCCGCCTAAATCATCACGTACCGCAGTGGAACGCATCTGAGTCAGACCGGTAATACCTGCGGCTGTCTGTGGGCCAATTAGTACAAATTCGTCATGATCGGACCATACCCATAGTTGATCATTATCGGTATCGAACCAAAAATCACCTGTTGTTAATCCAACAGGGGCAGTTGTTCCTATTTCAGAACCACCATTGCTGCGCCATTTGATGCCATCGTAAAATTTTAGCTTACTAGTACCGCTATCGAACCAAATTTGCCCAGTAACCGGGCGTGGTGGTTGATTAGTTCCTGCAAAATTCTCAAGAATATGCAAGAAATTTTCATTCTGTACTTCGCCGTATCCGGCATAATTTTTACCAATTAGTTTAATGTCGAATGTACTATTAATTGTACCGTCTTCGACTACTACTGGCGTTGAGCTACTATATCTATCAATACTATATGGCATTTAGTTCTACCCCTTACTTATTGTATTTAGTTCAAATCTTGCCAACCAGTTGGCGTATATGTTTGCACAGTATCTGTCGTAGTATTATAGATTAATTCTCCATAATTCTCAGACGTTAGAGTTCTAGCATCACGTTCTGTGCTAGTATATTGAGGCAATTTAAGCTGCGTAGTTGCCCTAACACTTCCTGTTACATCTAGTGTATACTCTGGAGCATCGTTAAACACCCCGATTCTATCTTGGGAACTCTTAATAGTAATAGCATCTTTTGTATTTGCAGGATTTTTCGTACGAATTTTGTAATCTTGATTACTGATGTTACTAGTAAAAACTAGTGCATTTCCAAATGTCGGGTCAACAGCTACTTCGAAATTCTGAGAAGGGCCTAATATTAACGGCAAACTATTAGAAATTGTTAATGTTCCTACAGTACTAGTGTCATCTGTAGTAATCATGAAGTCTTCAAATGTTTTAAGACCGCTAGTATGATACAGAGCATCAGATGCCGATGCTCTTACATTAAATTTCATCCCTGCAATGGTACCGGCATTAAATCCCGGCTTAACAGTTCCTGTAAATCCTGTAATATCAACTAGAGGGGTAAACTCAACAGTGCTGCTGCTAAAAATACCAATCAGTACATCAGCTACTCGCAGCTCTGCAATTACTCGTAATGCGTTATCTGTATCATATATCGACTTAATTTCAAACCCCGATCTGCCTTGCGAGTCGTTCCATATCTTACTAGCTTCATACCTACTGCCAGATGCTGTATAAAAATACAATCTTTTCTCTAAACTATCAACCCACATGTCGCCTTGAACTACGTTAGTCGGAGCTGTTCCTTGTACAATAGGGCCACTACCGATCCTAAAACCGTTACCGTCGTATACTTTTAGTCTGTTAGTTGCTGTGTCGAACCAAACTTGTCCCGTAATAGGATTGCTTGGCTCAGATGTGTTAGCAAAGTTTTCTAACAGTTTTACAAGGTTCTCGTTGAAGAACTCGCCGTATCCTGCTACGTTTTTTCCAATTAAGGTAAGGTCTGTTGCTGTTTGATCAATTGTACTGTCAACAATTTCAGTTAACAGTGTACCGTCTGTTTTATTAATCTTATAAGTCATTAAGCAATCCTACCAGTAAAAATTATATAGTTTATTGTTAAGTAAGGATTCATAATGTTCATCGGCGCTTCTAATACTGTTGCTTCAACACCGCCGGCATTTACAAGCATCTTACTAAATCCTTCTTGCATCTGTACGCTCTTGCCAATAACATCTGAGTCAATTATTGACGAATGATCTGTAGAATCAGTCACGGCATAGAACTGAGTTCCTGCTGCTCCTGTTAAGTCATGAGTATGTTCTGGTAAATTGTCTTTGCTAATAGTTGCTTCTTCTGCACCGTTAGCTAACCCTACTGAGTCTGCTGTAACTGCTGTTACTCTATTAGCAGTAGATGAAGGATTGCCTTCCTTGTCAGTAGTAGTTGGGCCCGAACTTGCGCCCGATGGTAGCAACGGAACTGATATTTGATTATTCATATTATCAGCACCCATTGCAAATCTACCTCGTAGATCCGGCAATCTAAATGTACCAACACCGATTAATGGTAATGACCCGTTATATGTTGTACCAATAACTGCAAACAACTCAGGGTATGAACTAATTAATACCTCTGCTCCGTCACACATTAAGTATCCATTAGGTAATGATGTTGACGAACCTGCAAATGCCATAAACGTGCCAGTTGGGACTGTAGCTACTTGCGATAAAAACGTATTTTTTGTAATTTTTCGTAAACCAACGTCGACTCTATTAATCAACATCTGATCAGTGTCTAAAAAGTCAGAGACTGATGTCTTGTTAGCAATAACGTCGGCACTTAGAGATGTTGAAAATATTGCAACGCCTCCGATTTGCTGTCCATTGAAGCTAATAGTGTTAGTAGATACAACGTCGCCTTCTATAGAAAAATCAGTAGCACTAGTTAATCTGCTAGCAGTACCAGTAACGGATCCGTTAAATGATCCGTTAAACGATCCAGTGAACACTGTACTGTTATCAATATTACCTATGTTGTTTGCAAAAATTGTATTATATCTTAAGCTATTAGTTCCTAAGTTATATGTATTATTTGCAGCTGGGTATATTGAATTTGTTGTCAGAGTCCCTGTAATATTTGCGCCTGTTCCTACATACAATGTCTTAGAAATGCTTGCGCCGCCTGCTGTTTTAACGCTACCAGTAGTCAAACTAGACGCATCTGTTGTGTCCGTAACTACTAATCCATTGCTTACCTTAATAGTTCCTACTACATCCAATGCTTCTGTAGGATTAGTATTGTTTACACCTAGTGTTGTACCCGATACTGTTAATACATCTCGAGTGTTTCCTGATTCGTTAACTCTAATAAAAATGCTCGAGCCTTCAGTTTGATTGTATAAAACAGTTGCTCCGTTCGAAGTATTAGTAAGCGAAGTGTTTGCATCAGCGCCTACTGTTAGACCGGCATTATTCTTAATAGTTAATCCAAAGTTTGTGGTTCCGGCAACATCGCTTCTTAGGAAATTGTTTGCATCCAAGCCGTCAGCGTGTCCTAACACTACTAATTTAGTCGCGCGGTCTGCTGTTCCCCATAATGCATTACGAACTACTCCATCAAGATCAAAGTCTTTCGATGATAAGTTAATGCCCTGATTGATTGTAGAAAAACCGTCAATAGTAACTTTCGGAGTAAACAAATCTTTGCTAACAATTGCAACAGTTTCTCCTGCTACAATAAAACTCAGGATGGTATGTAAGTTGTTTGATGTATCATATACTGAATCAACTTTTGGTCCAGACTGTGCGCCTTCACTAAACTGTGGGCCAACTAAGATCCAGTTAGACCCTGACCACAAATATAATTGTTGATTCGAAGTATCTACCCATAAGTCGCCAATTACAGCTTCAGTCGGACGTGCTAATGATTTAGTAACGCTACCTGCTGCTACCCAATTTGTGCCATCATACACTTTTAATTGTGGCTGAGCAGGCACAGAACTTGCACCA